CCTTTTTCAATATGTAAGAAATTAAAATTTACACTATATATATCAACCTGTATTTTTGTATTTATATTCAAATCATTTTTTATATATTCTGTCTGTAAATATAAAAATTTATCATCTATACGTGAAAAATTACATAATCCCGACGGTTGACGACTACTTGGATGCAAACAAAAACTATATACATAATATGTTCCATTTGGATCTTGGTTTTCTTCCATACGTGTCATTGTATCCGCATTTCCAAGATTACATTCAAATGGTTGTAATAAATGAAAATATTCACCAGTTTGTTCATAAAATAAATCATTATTATTAAAAACAATACGTGCTTTATCCAAAATATATTTATATGGTAATCTCCATATTAAATATTTTGATAAATAACTAAATGTCAATTCTATATTATCATATAATCCATTTATTATATTATTTGTTTGATATTGAAGTTGTTCTATTAATAAATGATGTTTATTTTTTAAAAAATAATTTTTCTCATCCACATCTAAATGAATATAATTTGCTGATATTACTGCCTTATTTATTTCTACACTTGATATTATTTTATTTGATAAAAATACATCAGATTGACTATTTGTTTTTATTTTTATATTTACATCACTTCTATATAATGCCGCAATAGGTAATGACGATTGAGTATGTTTAGTAAAAAAGAATCGTAAAGGAATATATAATTGAATTTTTCTATTAAACATTTTTGGTGTAATAAATTTTAATTCATTATTTATTTTATGTAAAGTTTCATCATTATTAAACAAATTATTATACATTAATAACCAATTTGTATCGTGTTTTTCTATTATATATTCATCAATCTCAAAAGTTATTTCTTTTATAAATTTTGTTAAATCCTCTTTTAAAAACCGCACATTAATATAAAATGAATTATCTGTATCATAGGTACAACTTAATCGTGTTGTTGTAACATTTGTTAAATCTAATTTGTTTGAACCCGAATCATATAAATTAATATCAGAACCAATTTCGGTTATTTTTAAACTTGAAATACCACTTGTTAATGTATAAATATAATTATATAAATATAAATCTTGTGTTCCAGATGAATTATATTCATAAAAAACAGCATTTTTTGTAGAAGAAAAAGTAGTTCCCGAAATTGTTAAATCAAAAGTATCTGAAACATTTACTTTTATATTTAAATTTAAATACATATCTTGAATTAAATCAGCATGAACGGGTATATTAGCATATGTATCTTTATTAAAATCTAATGGAGATTCAAAATAAACATCCATTAAATTTTTACTGTAATTACTAAAAGATCTAAAAACACTCTTAAAGAAAGATATTTGGGGATTTCCAACAAAAAATTCGGCTTCTGTTCCTAAAAATTTTAATTGTAATAAACCACCACCCATTTATATTAATAAAATAGAATTAAAATTTTAAAAAAACAAATTTATTATTAAACTTTTTAGGAAAAAGTTTTATCAAAAAAAAAATAAATAAATTATATTGTTTTTGGATTAACCTTTTTTTAAAAAAGGTTTAAAAAGGTTGTTTTTGGATTAACCTTTTTTTAAAAAAGGTTTAAAAAGGTTGTTTTTGGATTAACCTTTTTTTTAAAAAGGTTTAAAAAGGTTGTTTAAAATGTTGTTTCATATAAATTACCATTTTCTAAAGTAAATAAATTATAATTAATAGAATAAATATCTACATTTCCTAGGGCACAAATTCTTTTTGAATCTGAAAGAATTTTTAATTTTCCACAAACTATACTAGTAGGATTAGAATTAGATATTTTATGACAATAATATAATGTTGTATATGTTGTTTCACTATCTACAATTAAAGTTTTTTTAGTATCATCAAAACCTTCATAATATAATGTAATTGGAATATCTGAATTACTTTCAATATATGGAGTTGGATCGCTTATTGTAATAATAATATCACAATTTGTATTTGTTAAACTATAATTAACATTTGTATATATAGTTATATCTGATGATTGATTCACATCAGATGTTAATAAATTTGTGGTTACGACAAAATAAAAAAGACTAAATACAGTAGTAACATTAAAATGAATTGTGGTATAAATAGCAAAAGGAAAAACTTCTAGATATATTTTATTAATTGTATCTAAATTTATGTATCCGGAAATATCATTTTTAAATAAAGTAAAAGGTAAAATTAATATTTGTGAATTATTTATATTTTCATTATTATTATTTAAAATAATATTATTTTTTAGATTGGAATGTAAAAAAGAGATATACTTTAATTCTTGGGTTGAATAAGATAATCGCAAATCATTAATATATAATTTAATTTGATTAATATTACAATTTTTAAAAACAAATAAAAGTGATTTACAATATTTTTTAAATAATATATTTACAACATTAGAAATATCTTCTTTTACAGATACATTTAATTGTATATTTTCCATATAATTTATAGTTTCCATAAATAAATAATTCTTTTGTAACAATTTTTTATCCTGATTTTCTAGTATAAAATAATTCGCAATTAAATCTATATCATCTGCTATAACATCATTAAATGTGGCTTTTTTAAAATAAATTTTTATATTTATATTTTCATTACTTAATAAATATAATGGAATATAACTAGAGGATTTATGTAAAAAATGAAAATGGAGTGGTATATAAAAAATATTTTTGGGATTTTTTGAACTTATTAGATTATATATTTTATGTTTACTTTTATTATAATAAATATTTGAATATAAATTTAATATATCTTTGGTAATTGTATCCAATAAAAAATCAGAACAATAAAATTCTATTTTATCTATAAAATCTATTATATTATTTGTTATTGGAGTTTTTAATTTAAAATATAAAAATAAATCTCCTATTAAATCATAATTATAATTAGATAAATTAACAGTTATATTTTTAGTAGTATTAATATTATAATTTCTTATTATCTCTATATTTTCAGGAACTTTTACAAAATTACTATAAGATTTATAAACGGATTTAAAAAAATTTATATCAGGATTTTTTGTAAATTGCTGGTCTTCTTTACCTGAATATAACATTTTAATAACACCATTAGGCATATTTATATATTATTATATAATAATAAATGTTTAAATTAATAAATTTATATATATTTAATATAAATGTATAAAGAATTATTGATTTACTTTTTATTTTTTAATATTCAATTTATTTTTGATATGTATTATAAATCTTATCAATTAAAATTTTTAGAATCCATTGAAACAGAATTAAATATGAATTATTTCTTATTATTTAATTTTTTCTATTTCATATTACTATTTATCAGAATATATGATAAACAAATGAATTTATATTATGTAGAATATCCAACAAAACAATTAGCATTTGATCATTCTTGTAAAAAAATAAAAAATATGTCAAAATTATGGATTGAACAGAATAGTTCTACAAAATTTAAAACATTAGTTGATACAACCTCAACACGCTATTTTAGTCGTTATAATGATATATTTGAATTATATGGAGCAATAATAAGAGTTAGTAGTAATGTTTATATAATGTATAATATAAATAATTTTTCATTATATATGATCTTGGGTTATTTTCTATTATATGGTTTATTTTATAAATATATTGTATTAAAAACTCGTGATAAAAAAAAAAATAATAGTAAAAAATCGGGTAAATTAAGTATAATGAATATACATTTATATGTGAATTATTTTAATTCTTGTATAGGAAATTACCAAGATAAATATGTAAATGTAATAAGAGAAAATATAAAAGGAATAAATAAATATGAATATGAAAATATGTATTTAGAAAAAATATATACTGGAACACTACAAATTTTTCCTAAATTATTAATGTTTATATTTATTTATAATTATTTAACAACAAATTGTTTATTAAAATGTACTTTGTTTTTATGGCCTTTATATACTATTACAGAAACAATTATATATCAATATGAATATATATTACATATATTAAATTATGGATATATAAATCCTTCTTATACATATTATAATGAATTTAATGAAATATATAAAAATGAAATGGATGAAAAAAAAAATATAGTTCCTAAAAATATACCAATTCATAGTATAAGTGAAACAATAGAATATAAAAATAGAAGTAAACTTACATATAATATGGAATTAGAAATTGAAAATAAGAGTATATTAATTGAAGGAAAAAGTGGATTAGGTAAATCTACTTTATGTAAAATAATATCTGGTTATTTTAATAGTTATCAAAATATAAATCATAATAAAATTATATATATTCCACAGGATATTTATTTAAATACAGAAAATAGAACATTATATGATGTAATTACTCAAAATGATTATAGAATATGTAATAAAAATAAAAATTTATTTTATTATATAATTGATAATATAGTTCCTTTTTCAGATATAAAAAATAGTTTAGGTGGAGATATTTTATATAAAGAATTAGAAAATAAAAGTTTCAGTGGAGGTCAAGAAAAAAGAATATATTTAGCAATGTGGATATATTATATAATAATAAATATTAATAAATATGATATTTTAATATTAGATGAACCCGATAAAAGTTTAGATAGTGAAACTGTAAATCAATTATTATATAATATATTAAATGAACCTATGTTATCTAAATTAACTATTATTATTATATCACATAATATAGACGATAAAACATCATTTAATAAAATTTATAAAATGATAAATGATAACAATATAATAAAATTGATATAAAAAAATTGATATAAAAAATTAATTCATATAAAGCAAACCACCTTGTCCTTTTTCTATTTTTAAAATATTATAATTTGTTCCATATATTCTAATTTTTCCATTAGTACTACCTCCAACAGTATTAGTAGTATTAAATGTAAATTCTAGATGTGAATTTCCTTTTTGAATTCTTGAATAGTTAATAGAACCGGATGGTTGATATTGTCCAGGATATAATGAAAATGAATAAGAATATATATATTTACGTGGGAAATACATTTGTGTTTCATATGGTAAAACATTACGATAATATGTTGAATCCATACTAATTATTTTATCTTGACCATTAATCGTAATTTTGGCTGAATTAAATGTATCTGAATGAAGACTATTTACAGATGTATAAGAAAGCCAATTATTTCCTGTTTTCATATTTTGAGTATGATTAGTATCATTTAAAATAACCCAATAAATACCTTTAATAGGATGAGCAAATTCTAGAGGTATTTTTTTTATATTTGTATTGGATAAAATAGTAGTATCGCTTAATGTTTGTAATTGTTCTATAAGATATTCATGTGTATTACTTGTAAAATATTTTTGCTCTGGTGTATCTAAGTGAATATAATTTGCTAAAATGTTTGCACTAATAGTTGGCGCAATGGGTGAAAAAGTGCTTATATCTGACTTAATAATTTCATTTAAATTCCTAAATTTAATTTTAATTTTAATTTCATGATTACGTAATGCTATTATAGGTAATGCCGAACCTGTATTTTTAGAAAACCAAAATGGTAATGGAATATATAATTTTTGTGCGCCATTATTTTCCTGTAATGTAACATCTGTATTGAATTTTCCAATAAGAGTATCAGAACGTTGATCAAATAATTCATTATACATATCTAACCAATTTGAATCTAATGTATCAATTGTTAAACCACCTATTTGGATTTCGGCACTTTCTATAATACTATATCCTAATCCATTTATATATCCTCTCCAATTTTCATTATTATTTGAACTAACTAATTCTGATAATTCAATATATAAATAAATATCACTTAATAAATCACCATCATATGGTATAACACAAATGTGTTCAGAACCAAATTGAACTTTATTTTCAAATGATAGTTTTTTTGTATCTTTCGCAAAATTACTATATTTTTTATAAACACTTTTAAAATAAGTCATTTGAGGATTTCCTGTTAAATGTTTGTCCTGAGGA